ACGAACATTGTTTACCCCAAGATCAGTGACAGCATCAGTTGCCGGGTACACACCAGAAGAACTCACTACTACATAAGTAGTTCCGCCAAATTTAAACTGAACGCTAGTATCACTATCAAAAATCAATGATTCGGAACCACCAATAGCGCGAATAACAAAACCATTGATGTGAAGGTCGCCACCTAATTGTGGGGACGTGTCATCTAGGACATCACCACCTGCAGCTAAGGCTGCAATAGCCTGGGCAACCCGTTGTGCTGACCAGGATTCAATACCTATTGCTGTGCCAGCTTCCGCATCAATCTGAGAAATAAGGGGTACTGCAATCTGATACCCTGTCTTAATTTCTGTATCAGTCTGATCAGCTGTGGCGCCAGTCTCCACGGTGGCAAGTTGGGTTTTTTCTGAATCCGTGAAGGCGTTTGTATTGCTCTCACCCTCATATGCGATCTTTATCTCAGCTCCGGTCATATCGGCCGTAGCATTGTCTTCCATCGCAGCAAGTCGAGCACGCTCAGTGACAGTCAACAGTAATTTGATAACACCTTCTACCAGATCGTCCGAATCCCCAGTTAAGGCAACCGTAGCAAGTTCATCCGCAGTTAATGTGGTTTTGATCCAAACCGCTGCTCCAATGGTATTGTCTACACATCTATACGATTCTTGAGGGCTCACCACAATATCAATCCAGAAGGAACCGACAGAATATCCTGCTGAAGAGTCATCGGATACGCCAGGAGCCACTGTTCCGTCATACTTGTTAAGCAGCCCTGTTGCACTCGCGGCAATCAACTGAGCGACTCTCAGTGGCGTCATCGTCTTAACGTTACTTGTGCCGGCTTCCGCTTCCGCCTGTGAGGCGAAGTCCCCAAACGTGGCATCAGTGAGGATGTCATTCAATTCAATAAGGGTGTCAATATCGACTGTTTTAAGATACCCAGTTAGTTGTCCAGCATCCAGAGCATCGGACAAAGCGCTAAGATCAGCCAGGGAATTATAGATTGTCGTAACAATGTCCCAGGATGAGGACAAATAGACTTGTATCAAGTCTACAGAAGGTGGTTGATTAGCATTTCGTAAGTTCTTCATAAGTTATACCCACCCAAAATTGTCGAAGCGCCAGTCTCCAGGTTCGGCCTGTACTTCCAGACCCAATTCATTAACCATTGCACAGCTGTTTAGAAACTTCTGGTAATAGTCATTACCTTCCACTCCGCTGTCTCCACCCAGTGAAGCATATATGCGTGAAGCTACATAGTACAGTAATGCTTCATGCAGACTATTTGGGAGTGCGATATCAATCGTGGACGGATCCATAGCTGGTGTGTAGACAATGCGAGGATGCGTGGCCCGGTACTGCACGGCATACGTAATGTTGTTATTGGGTGAAGGCACCTGAATGGTGCGATAACTAGGTGTGTACACGGAAGTAATGTCACTGGTGTCGTTCAGAGGCAATTTCAGACCGTCTTCGTCGTAAACTTCCTCAATCTTCAGTACATTATCCAGAAAGGGCTCTGTAACCGTGTCTATAATGTACAAAGTGGGTTCAGTACCGCTCTGAACGCTATATTTACTGTGCAGCATATATGTCGATATTTCTTCATGCAGCTCAATGAAGATTTCCTGAGACAGTAGGAAGAAGCGTTTGTAGATTTCCTTCAGACCCAAGTTGATATGAGACGAAAGCTGAGCATAACTCTTAGGATCAGGGTCCGATTCCGCCTCCTCAGACAAAAAGTTGCCAAGTTTCAGTGAAGCCAGCTCTCCATAGGTGAGATCTTGCAGTAAGTCAAGAAGGTTCATACTAAATATTGCTCCAAGGTGTTGTCATCGTCACTAGTATCCCAGTCTTCCCAGTATTTGTCATCTTCACTAGGTCTTGGCGTAACCTGACTGGGTTTCCAGGGAGTCAATGATCCTAACATACTTATTGTATCAATAAAGTCGTCATGCTTGCTTTTAAAGCCACTTATTGCGGCTAAAGTGAGTTCGTCCTGTAATTCTAACATTTCTGGCTCATCTTTCATCTCGATCGGGAACCAGATCTTATGTAGTTTAAACTGTGGGACGACAACATTAAAGCGCTGCAGTTTATTTGTGCTAGGTCGAAGTCCCAATTCACTTGACCCTTTGTCGCCAGCCAAGGTGAAATAACAGTTCCTATTACCCATTTCGTTCTGAATCCAGGCAATAAAGCCCTTTTGCTGGCCTGAAATCTCAACACCCACACTTTGTGGGTTGTACATCTGACAAAGACGGAACAAATCATCAATATTCTTGTCCATCAGTTGCTTTTTGCAGATTCCATCGCACCACAACCAGTCACCATTGTTATTATAGGCCCAAACGGAGATAACTGAAAAGTCACCTGCAGTTTTATCAGTTGTGGCGAAGTCCGTTGTGATGTAAAAGTTGAATGCACCCTTATTTGTGATGACACGATCGCGTTTGTACCAAATAATCTCGCTGTCTTTAATTAATCTGTCTTCTTCGGACATAATTCGGAGCATCAACTCCTGGTTGAACGTGTCAATCTTGCCGGCCTTCAGTGCCGTCGTGTATTTACCTAAAACATACTCATATGTGAATCGATCTTCCCAACAACCCATGAAATCTGCTTTGGGCACAGGGAATTCTTCACAAATAGGGTACACGTTAACGGTCCAAGCACCACTCTCTACGGCCTTATACAGCGGATCACGGGCGTTAAAGGGCGTACCAGACCATAGTATCTTGAATTTGGTGGGATGTAGCGCATATGTCACAGCTTTGTACACTGTGTCCTCAATACTCGCTATAACTGTCTGTGAGCGAGCGTCTTCATCAGAGACCAAATCGTCCAGAACTGCGAGCTGAGGCCTGACTCCCATCTCCTTGGCTCCACGGACACCAGTCTTGGCGCCGTAGCCCTTCACAACCAGGGTATGTCCTACCAGATTGGTAAACTCCCAGCGAATGTCGGTAAATCGAGTGTGTGGTATGTATTTCTGCAAGAAATCGGAATTCATCCAGCGATATTCCAGATTCTTGCGCATATTCTTGACACCATTCTCAATTGAGTCCGATACGTACAACGCTAGGTTGATTTTGCCGAAACTGGGCAGCTCTCCGTAGACAGCGAGGTACAGAAATAGATATTCTCCGAGCAATGTGGTCTTGGCCGTGCCTCGAGCGCACATATTACATATGTTGTTGCCCCCATCAATCACCTGATCGAGCATATGGTAGTGAATTACGGGGCTAGTGTTCTCTTCGCCGGCTGCTCCATTCACCAACTTGATAAAATTGATGAATTCCAAGGCAAAAGTGCTGGGAACGTAGCTAGGATCTACCTTATACGAAGTTTCGTTCAGGTATATCTCTACTTTCTTGGCTACTTCTGCCTCTTCAGGTACTAAATCGTCTATTGCAGTCATTATTTGTCATGCTCCACTGCAATTACTTCGTATTCTGCAGGAATCAACTTACTCTTGGCCACTTCCGCAGCCGTATTCAAACCCTGTTCAATTGCCTTCCTCTGGACATCCGCCAGGGCGACTGTGGCATCCCTCAGCTCCTTGATACTATCATCCTGAGTCACGTTCACATCTAGGGTCAATTTGGTAGTCTCAGGCTGCTTCAGATGGACCAGGAGGCTGTTTGCTGCTTCAGTCCTAACCTTCTCACTCTCAGCACTTGTCATGAGCCCTAGCTGCACATTAAGAGCTTTCTGGTACAAATCCTGGTTGAGTACGTAACTCGGTACCATCGTCTGCTCCAGGATGGTATTCACCAATTTGCCGCGGTTATAACAAGCCACCGTAGATCGGATAAATCCATCGGTTTTACCCAAATCTATCAATCTCTGGTAGCGGACTGGGAAGGTCTTCATCCAGCTTTCCTGATTGGTGTAACCCAGGAGCTTGTAACTGACATATTTCACTGCCTGGACGTAATCGTTCAGCTTTACATTAGGATCTGACAGAACACTAGTGTAACCGAGCAAATTCTCCCGGAAGCCCTCTCGGGCCTCGGGATCCACCACCAGCTTATTTAACTCATCCACCAGATGTTGGTTTATATTGTGTTTCTGGCGTTTAGGCATCACACCCTTCAGAGACTCGACCGTTAGGACTACGTCGTCAGTGGATGTGATATTTGCCGGTATATTCTTAGTCATTATGTTTACCTGCTGTCATTTGTTTCAAAATTGATTTAATTCGGTGTTCGCTCAAATGCCCGTGCCAATTAGCAACTGCCATGTCTGTAATCCATTCACTATCGCCTGGGTCTTCGTAGAGCATCGTGAAATCATAGCCACAATCTGTGAAAGTACGGATTGACCAACCATTGGCACTGTATACCGTCTCATTGTCGTAAACATGCCTCATTAGCCCTACTCATCAGTGAAATGTCTCTCTGCCAGGTATTTAGCAAAATCTTTATCAACTTTTGCTAATACGCGTTTCTGTATCTGTGCTTTTGCGGCACTTAACAACACAGTGTATGCATCTGCACACAATCGACACCAGTCCTCTTCAGCATATGGATCCTCTTTGTCGAATATACCCTTCTTAGTGGCATCGATACCCGCAGGCAATCCACATTTATCGCATATAATCATAATTCCTTACTCCAAATGTATATCTCTTGTGAACCGCATTTACTACAGACGTAGACAGCTGTTCCGCAACCTTTTTGCCTGAATTCAACCATATCCACCCAGACATGCTGACAGAACAACTGCCTAAGCCACTTTCTCATCGATTTAGTATTCTCTGTAATAGACTGATGGCCTGTTCCAGATTGTATAGGTTCTCAGCTACCTCTTTCCTCTCTCTACTGTCCGGACCAGTTTCTAGCACTTCCTGTGACAAACTGTGCACAATGTACAACTGATCGATTATTGTT